ATAATAATATATATTATTTTTATATAATGAATAAAAAAATCTTTGTAATAGGTTTTAATAAAACAAATCAATCTAAAATATCTAATGAATATATAGATTTAATAAATGAAAATGTAAAAAAATGTTTAAAAGATAATGGTTTTTGTGGACATGAACTTTTATTAAAAGAAGTTGATATTAATAAATATGATTATAAAACATATTTATAAACATAAAAAGGCTAAAAGAGACGTAGAAAGTCTAAAAAATATATTAGATATTTAATTCAACTACAACGGGATAATGGTCTGAATTATATGTATCACAATATTCGCTATAACCATGATAAAAATATACATCTGAAATTTTATTTTTAATTCCAGACGTAACTAATACATGGTCAATCATAGAATAGTCCTTGTTTGATTGTGTTTTACAGTTATTATCAGAATCGTACCAATCACTATATCTTTCACTTTGTTTAACATTTTCGGCAACACTAATTAAATCATATTTTCCTTTATATTCACCAAAATTTCCCTTGAGAATACTTAAAACTTGTGAAGTAGGTTTGTTGCTGTTAACATCTAAAACTATCCCGTCAAAGTCATTTAAATCACCAATAAATATAACTTCATATCCTTTTGAAATGTAATTATAAATAACTGGTTGTAAAACAGATGCTTGTCCTTCTCTTTGAGCACATCTAGAAGAATCAGTTGGAATAGCTACGAAATGTGCTCCAATAAGGGCAATATTCATGCCACTTAATTTAAATTCAGTAATATAATGTTTACTGACTCCTGTAGAACCAGTTCCTGTATAACCACAAGTTGAACCATATATTGGATAATCATATCTATCTTCAGTCCTATATAAACTAACTATAGGGTCTACTCGTGTTAACATCCCAACATTTTGTCCAGTACTAGTATCAGTTCCTTTTTTTAAGTAAGGAACATATGTGTTATCGTTTAATGATGATTTTAACATGTTAAGCTCATCACAACCTTCAATTTCACAAAAATTAATAATATCAGGATTTAAATCATGAATTACTTTTGAAACATAAGATAAATGTGTTTCGGCAGCAGAAACATTTTTCCATGTACAACCATTTCCAGGACAATCCATAGCACTATAATAATCAATAAATAACCATTCTACATTATATTGAACAAGACGCAATTTACTTTTATCACTACGTCTATCTCCAATACTGGTAACAACTGGACATTCTGTATCAGATAAAACTATACTAGCGAAAAAAGATAAAAATAAGAGCCATCGCATCATTCTTTATATTACTTTACAAAATATATTTAATATATTTAATATATTAAATAAAAATTGAACAATATTAAAAATTAATATACAAACAATATATTAACACGCAAATGTTTCCAAAAATTAAGACACCTTTAAAAACTGACGAGATGATTTTTCCTGAATCAACTTTTATTATGAATTTTGATGGTTGTAGTAAAGGAAATCCAGGATTATCAGGAGCAGGGGCTGTTATTTATTGTTTAGATGATGAAATTTGGAGTAGTAGTTTATTTGTGGGTAATAATTCAACAAATAATCAATCTGAATATACCGGATTAATATTTGGACTTCAAAAAGCAATAGATATGAAAATTAAAACGTTATTAGTTAAAGGAGATAGTCTACTAGTTATTAATCAAATGACAGGCATATATAAATGTAATTCCGAAAATATACTTGAATTATATAAAAAGGCTAAAGAACTAGAAAAAATGTTTGACAATATCTTTTATTGTCATGTTTTAAGAAAATACAATAAAAGAGCGGATGAATTATCAAACGCAGCTATAAAAAATGTGGCTATAAAAAAAGATTTCCTTCCTCCTATCAATATGTCACGTGATTACGATGACGATGATAATAAAAATATACCAGCGCGTAATATTGATACTGTAGGTATTGTATTTCCGTGTGACAATCATAGTATTACTATTGAATAGTTTGTATTATGATAATTTATAATGAGTAAATTATATCTATATATATAGCAAGAAGCATTGGAAATTGCCACGTATTAAATAATTTTGAATTATCTTTGTTTTTAAACATTAATACATCAATAAAAAAATAAAAACTTATTAATACAGTAACAAATAAAGATAAAACAAAAATGTTTTGTAATAATATACTATTTTTCATTAATATAATAGTATATTTTAAATTTAATACTCCAATAACTGAACATTCAAAACTTTTTGTGGTTTATATTTTAAAATATCTAACTCTTTTATTGTTGTTGGAAATTCAACTGAGCCATAAATATCTTGTAACATTAACCATTCAAATAATCCACCAGGATAAATATATATATTGTAGAACCCTAAAGAATTTAGTTGGTTGTATTTAGTGTATATTTTTTCATCGTTACAATTTCGTCCATATATTATTATTTTGACTTGTTTATTTCCAGTTTTAATAAACTTATTAATTAGTTCAACCTCATTATTAATATTTATTGTGTTTGGTATTAAACATGTTTGTTCAGTTTCATTTAAAGTATTAATTAATATATGTGATTGATAATTTTTAATAACATACTGTACATCTTCGTAATTTATTTTTTGAGACGACTGAGAATTACCCATACATATTTATTGTGTTTAATTTTTAAATTATTATAATAAATTTCTTTATAATATTTTAAAAATATTTTTCTATTATAATGAATAAAACAAATTTTTATTTTACTCTAGGTATATCAATCGTTGTTCAAATAATAACAGGAATACTAGAAATATTAACCTTATTTATTAAAGTGCCTACTGCGTTTAATATTATAAGACAATTATTATTGTTAGAAGTTTTTGTTCAGATAATTGAAGGTTCATTTTACGCGTGGCTACTATATAATTTTAATGTTATTACAAATGTTACACCTAAAAGATATATTGATTGGGTTATAACTACACCAACAATGTTACTAACATTAATTATATATTTAATTTATTTGAACAATAAGGATATTATGTCGACTGATAAATTAGATTTTTTTACACTTGTAAATGAAAATTTTAATACTATTTTAAATGTTTTATTACTTAATTGGTCAATGTTATTGTTTGGTTATTTAGGAGAAGCAAATATTATACCAACACTATTAGGTGTTATGTTAGGATTTATATCATTTTTAATTTATTATTATATAATATTTGTAAATTATGTTAGTTTTGATAATTCAGGATGGAAATTATTCTTTTATTTTTTCTTTTTTTGGGGGTTATATGGTATTGTAGCTATGTTACCTTATTATACAAAAAATACATTTTATAATATTTTAGATTTATTTTCTAAAAATTTCTTTGGAATATTTTTAACTTATATAATTATTACAAAAAGTTATTAGTAAATAAGTTTTATATTAATTTTTTAAAATCGCCGTTTTTTAAATGAAAAAATAAAAAACTGACTAATCCAACTATAACATCTACTAATAAGTATATCCATGCTTTATTATTACCTATTATAGCATTATAAGCAAATAAGAAATATAACAATGAATGTAATGGTCTTAAATCATTCCACCATATTTTTTCTCCAAAAACTTCCGCGCCAGTTTTCCTTGAACCTGTTAAATAAATATATATAAATCCTATCGCAGGTAATAAAGCTAAATAACCAAGTAATGGTAAATATTTTTCCCCAGCATATTTAGCAACATATACAAATAAAGTTCTGGTTCCAATACATCCGATTAAAAATAATAGGAATCTTTTCTGAATATCGTCCATCTTATATTACATAAATATTTAATTTATATAAAATCTAATTAAACTGGACAACAATTTCGACTTCTTCTTTTTTAATGCTTTTTGTTGCAGAAATTGATAACTCTTCTCTCTTCTTACGAGTTTTAGAATTATCTGTGATATTTTCTTTTCTTTTGGAAGTACTATTTCGGTTGTTCATATCTTTTTCAATCGTATCATAATTTTCTTCAATGTATTCGATAACCTTATTTTCAATTGCCCATTTAAAAAAATTTAGCTGTCCAATAGTAGTTTCAATACATGTGTCATTTTTATAAGGAATGCTTATCCTATCCCAGCGGCAAAAAGGGTCAAAACGCTTTTTGCTATAAGCCTTTAGTTTAAGCTTATAATCAAAATAAACCTTAAATCTAATTGTATTTTTATTAATATCAGAAAAACTATATAACGTATAATTTTTTTTAGCATAATTTGTGGCAAACCAATCAACAATACGAAGAGATATTTTAGATTCACCTGTAATAATTTTTAACATTCTACTAAGACATTTCTCATCTTTATAAAACTCCATTAGATTATTTAGCAATAATTCATTCTGCGTTGTATAATTTGAAGTTACACTCATTATGTAAAATCATATAAAATTATTTAAGTTGTTTATTGAGGAATATATTAATATTTTTTAATATTAT